TGATTGTATTGAATTTCTCGGTTTGCCATTCAACCTCTGCAATAAATCTCGTAAATAATATCTTTGCCCTCTAATTCGGTTGTTCTTATATCGACTATCTCTAAAACAGTAGTACCTATTTTTACCCGATCTTTTGTTGAAGGTTTAGTTGTTACATCTGCGGCTGCGACTTTTACTTTTTTATCACCGACTTTTAACAAGGTATCTTTTTCATTCTTTTCAGTTACATCCGAGATAATTGCTTTAACAGAAGCTTCAGTGATCGCGGTAAGAACTTTTCCCGAACTTGTGTCATAAGTTGTATGGGAAATAATGCTGACTGTTACAGAAGTGCCGAATTTTGCATAAACACTAGATGCAACACTTCTTAAAGAATCGGCTAATCCCATTAAATTCGGTACGCGATTACTGCATCACCACTTGCAACTGTAACACTTGTAATTACACCACAAATCTCGGCAGTCGCGTTAAGAGGAATCGCGTTAACAGTTGTTGTTCCATTCTTAGTAACATTGTCCGAGACAAGAGTTACAGTCGAATCTTTTAATGCAACTACCTTTCCAAATCGGCCTGTATAAGCCTGAGTATGGTCAGTGATAATAATTGCAGCAGGATAGTCGGTTGAATAAGCCATGATTAACTTCGGCGAATAGCTACGTTGCCGGGTCCGCTTACTCTAAGATCTCGGAAGTAAATTTGCACCATTGGGGGGATTTTATCTTGACCAACTGCACCATAAAAGTTCGGCGTTACATTCAAATCACCGATTGAGACATTTTTATAATCTTCGAGGCCAGTTAATTCCAGACTCGATTTATTATTATTCAAATATGCAGCTAATACGGCTTGAGCTCTTCTTATCTCGATTGGAATTTCAGTATCAGTAAAATAATCGGTTGTAACTCTGAAGGGGAAGCCGATTGCATAAGTATTGATATATCTATCGGGTTTGCGAACACCAGTTCTCGGCCATTGCATTGCCTGTGTGTCTGTAGCTCGCGCACCTAAAAATCTTTCGCGATCAATTCTTTGAGCAGCAGTAAACAAAGCTCGATTTTTCTGATCTGTAGTCGCGGTTGACCATGCAGTTACATAATCATTCTCGACAAAACCTTCAATAATCCCACTCGCGTCAGCCAGACTTAGGTAGGAGTTCGCGTTTGCTGCTCCGCTTGTTTCTACTATTGTGATCGCCATCTTTTTTTAATTTAGGCTTAGAAGTCGTTTTTTTGACAGGAGAAGAGGCCACCTGATCGGCAGCCTCCCTTTCCCTTAATCGCCTAAAGGCAAATAATCCCATCAGCTAGTCGCACCTTTAAACGCGACAAAAGTGAGGACAATTGCTTCAGACTCGGAACTGCCAGTCAAATTAGTAACGGAAATTTTAAAAGATCCATCAGCAATTAAATTAGCTTGAGCCATATAGGCACCAGCAGTTCCAGCCGAACTGTGATTGACAAGAATCGCATCGGTTGAAGAAATCTCACTGTTTGTAACAGTAAAACTAACCTCTGCACCTGCTCCCAACGCCGCACCATTCATGGTGATTTGTCCGGAAGCCGCATTAAGCACAACAGTTGTTGACTTGTTTGATTCCTGAGTAACAGTCCCACCTGTTGTAGGGCCGATCAGCTTTCCAGCCGATGTTTCAAACTGTGACATAAGTTAGTACCAGTTAATCGAAGTTGGAGACGTTAGTAGCTCTAACGATTCCGATGTTTTTCTTTTGGTAGACCATCGACCAATTGCCTACTACTTCTAATTGAGCGCGAGTCGGGTTAGTTGTTGTAACTCCCCACTTAGCACCGACTGGGTGATAGCAATAATGTAAGTCGATTGACATTGCATCGGACTTAGCAAGAATGTCGCGATCAGTTTCAGTCTCCATGGCGACTTGCTCACCAGAAGCAACCGCGCCTTGAGTAAAGAAATAAGTCGAATATTCTGTTGCTCCAGCCGCACCAGTTGTTGCAACATCGTCTGAAACAATAACTCTAAGACCCATGTAAGTCGGCACACGAACATCGCCATAAGCAGGAGCAATTGATCCTCCAGATGCGGTTGCAGCACCACCTTGTGCATCGGCAGCGAGTACATAGTCAATCGCTTTTCTTTCTACTAAATCGTAGTAAACAGCCGAGTGTATGCACATTGCAGTTAGCTTGTCGCCTTGGTCTCCCAAGATTGCGCGAGCTTTTGCAACATGTTTCGGACTTAATGCAGTTGGAACATCGGCAGCCGCAGAATCGATACAAAGATCAAAGAATGCGGAAGCATTTGTATTTGCATTAATACTGCCGAATACGCCACTCAAAGTAGAAAGTAAATCTTTCTGTCTTTGGTGTGCGACATAATCAGCAACTTTATTACCAATAGCCGCCATAGGATCAGAGCCAGCCGCAATAGCAGCTAAATCTCTACTTTCCCAAGCGCGACCACGATGAACAATAACTCCAACCTGTTTGTCGGCTTGAATTTTGCTAGGTGTTAATGAAGCTGCATCAGATAGAACTTCAAAGTCGCCGCTTAAATCGGCTTTCCAGAATGGAACATTGATGAAATCACCGCCATCAGAAGCATTTAACTCGGCCATAGGCTGCACAACTCCGCTTGCCAAAAAGGCATCTCGCACAGTTGTTTGCTCTATAACATAAGGAGTAAAAATCTCGGGGATGATTACATCTGAGCGAACAGTCGCCACAGTGAATCCTCAAAATCGGTTTACGGAGTAGGGCACGACCCTATGACTAAGCACGACTTAGCCTTATATCCGACATACTAGCGTTTTGCTGCGATTTCTCTCAACTTTGCCCATGTATCTCGGCCATATTTATTATAAATATCTTTTTGCTCGGATAAGTTTTGAGTTTCACTTAGAAACGGTTTAAGCATTTCTTGAGAAAATTCACCCGAAGTTGATTTAGCAATTGGAGCTCCACTGCCGACTGCTTTTGCTTGCTTTAACTGAAAAGCCGGAAGTTTTTCTCTAGCCCAATCGGCTATAGGAGTTCTTTCATAACCATTGACAACGACTGGAGTTCCACCTTCACCGAGTTCTATTTGCTCCGAAGTTAAATAATTTTTCAAAACTAAATTCGGATCATGGACAAGTTCAGAAAGAGCCGAAACAGCAGGAGAAACAAGCTCTAATTCTCGAACTTTTGCTTGTAACTCAGCGATTTTATTATCTTTTTCTGATGTCTTTTCTCGATATTGTTGCTCAAGTTTATCTTTTGCCTCGGAGTATTTACCTTGGACTTCTAAATCTTTTTGTTCGCGATTGTGCTTAAAGTCGATCAACTCTTGCACATTTACATCATCTGGAACCGTTTTAATTTTTTCACCAAGAGTCTTGTATTCCTTGAGCAAATCGGCATTTTTTTTCCTCATCCGTTCTACTTCTGCCTTTAAACTATCGACTTCGGCATTGCTATTTGTTTCAGGCTCCACTGGAACCTTTTGATCTTCAGACATAAAGTTCGACCCACGAGGTCATTAACGCGATTTTAGTTTACTACTTTTCTTAGTCTTTGACTTCGGTTTTTTCTTGGGATAACCCGACTTTGACATTGCAATGGCAGCCGCTTGACTTCTACTGTATCCCTCGCGCATTAATTTTTGAATGTTTTGAGAAATAATCGGTCTGGATTTACCCGACTTAAGGGGAGCCATATCTCGATCTTAATTGTTCTAATGTTATCTCAGAACCGTCTTTACTAACAAACTTGGCGATTGCATTTCTACCTTTTTGACCAACAGGGTCGTCTTTAGCTAATCGGTCAAAGTATGCAGTTCGGCCTACTCCTAACACTTCTTCCTGAACAAACTTCGGCTGTTGATACAACCATTCTCCATAACTCATATCGGCAGGAACTTGACCAGCTAGTCCAGTCTTAGGATCGCGCTTGGTTGCTCTTTCACCATCTTCAGGCGGATCAAAATCAAAACCTTGAGCTCTTAAACCGTCATAATCAATGATGCCAACAATCGTTGAACGACAATTAAAATGTTGTGGTGGCATCGGCCCTTTTCCATACTCAAAAATTCGGTCATCTAGTGCTGCACAAATAGCCGAAGTTCTTGTGTCTAAAGTCGCCACCCATTGATATTTGCTGCTCACATCTTGGTTGCTTTCATATACGGCCATACTTGCTTTATTCGCGACTTGATTAACACTGGTTCGGACTAAAGTTAATATTTGATGGTCAGCTACGGCTGTAAGTTCTCCACCAGCCGCTTTTATCTGAGCAGGAGTGCCGATAAAATCAAAGTCCAATCTGCCGATCATTCTTCTTGCAATACTCTGAGTTGACTCGCCTGTTAATAATCCAGTTCTTACTAATTGGCCGAACATATCAGATTGATTCTCGGCAATACCTCTAAATGATTTCCTTAAAGTTCGACCATTAGGCAGTGTTATTGGTACACCTTCGGCTGAAGCTAAGTTAAATGTCTGCCTTGAGCCGTAAGCTGCTTCAAATAAATCGTCTTCTAAGACAACAACATTGATTTCAGTCGGATCTATGTTTACTACATTCCTGCCAAAAGTCGGCCCTATTTCTACAGTATTGACCATTGATTGTGCGCCTTTAGGTAATACTTTTCTTAATTGTTCGACTACAAAATCTGATTGCAATTCGGCTAAACCTTGTAACTCTTTACTCGCCAATATTGAATTTCTTTCGGCCCATGTATCTAAACTTTCTTTTAATTGTGCGAGTATTGACCTAAGTCTTGCCGCTTTATAAGTTTCTGACTGTCCTCCGATAATTTTTAAATCATTAACAGCTTGAACGATTATGTTGTTGTATTCAACAACTATTTGCCGAGATACTTGGTTGCTATATCGATTTAAGTCAATTGCATTCCGATATAGTTCAGATGGAATACCCACTTATTATTTTCCCTTTAATCGTCTTGTCTTTGGAATTTTGGTGGAGCCGATCATAGGGCCATCATTAAGTCGAGATTCTTTTAATACTTTATCCATAGATCTATAATATCTCGCGTCTGATTGAGCAAGTTTTCTTAAATTACCTCGAAGAACATCTGATAATTTTGTATTTGGATCGGCCTTAAAATTACTAGATTTTGCTTGTGCTTTTATTTTGTCGCCAGCTTTTCTTAAATTAGTTCTTGTTACCCGAGATCCAACTACATCTCCACCCAAGCTATAAAGCCGATCTTGTTCTTTACTATGTAATTGCCGCATTCCTTTTCTCAATTTTTTAGTCATTTCACCGCCTTTTTGTTCTTTATATTTCGGCCCTTGCCCTGTAGAAATAGTTCCTGTAACTCGCGGCCCTTTTATAGACCGAGTTAAACCACTACTAGATCGGCCTCCAGTTGTAAAACGTCCTGTCTTTGGATCGCGATAAGGATTCATGCTGCCTCTTTAGTCGGCTCATTTTTATTTGCAGCAGGAGTCGGCTGATCCATTGCAATTAGCCCAGAAACTTGAGTCGATTCTAATTCTTCTTCTACATCAAATTCATCGCCCAAAACTTCACCTTCATGTAACTGTTTCAATAATGTTTCTTGAGAAATCGTCCCTGCTGTATATAACTGTAAAAGACTGCCGATTTCATTTGGTTCGAGTCGCGCTCCAACAAAGTCGCGATTAACAAAGCTAGTTCCTGTCTCAGGAATATTCAAATACTCGGCATGAAAAGTCAAACAATTGTCGATTAAATCTTGCATCTGTTGTGCGATCACCATCATTGTCGAGTCTCCTTGTGATCGGTCTATCTTTTTTGACTCTGCTGTTTCTGCGGATAACTTTTGTCCTAATACAGCCGACAATCCCAATTCATTTATTTGCTTCGCGAGTTGATCTAATCTTTTGAATTGTGCGTCATAACTTTTACCTTGTGGCTCAATATATTCGGCGCGGCCTTCAGGAGGAAAACTTATTGCTTCACCCGGCCCTGCTGACACTTCTTCAGCCGCATTAGGAAAACCATAAAAGGCAAGCATTGGAACGGCTGAGATATGCAATTGATTATCTAAATCCGACTGAACTTGATAAGATTTTAGATTTAATTCACCAATATCTTCCAATGGAGGCCGAGATTCCATGACATTAACTCGGTTTGAATAGGCAACAGAAAACGGTATATTTTCAAGACTTGTGCGACCTTCATCTATAACTTCAAAGTCGGAAGTTTGCTTACTTTTCTGATATATCTGAAATTCTCCGGGTTTTAAAACTCGGACTTGTTGTACTTCTTCTTCACCATAATCGCCTTCAGGCTTCATTACTTTTTCAAGAAGCCGAAGTTGAGTCAGCTTTTGTTGGCCGTCTACTATCTCAGATCTCCATCCTAAAATCTCGCGAGGAGTATAAGTTGTCCAATAAGGTCGACCTTCACCATCAGCAGCCGCGTCTACTAAAACACCAATATGGCCGTATCTCACCATCTTTCTTGCTACTTCATACGCCCAAACATTCATATCATTGCCTTGTAAGTCGACATCAAAAAGCTGTTCACTGACTACATCCGAGACATCATTCAATCTAATCGGCTTACGGATTAACATTCCTGCCAACATCCGTTCTAGCCTTTGGTAATAAGGTGGACATACGGATCTTGCAAGCCGATTGTCGTATGACTCATCTAATTCGCGAGGTTCTTGAGGAAGATATTTTCTATGTCGCCGTCTCATTTCATAAGTTCCACCGACTAAATCTTCAATCAAAACCCAGTGCGGCTCCTGATTCATCCATGCCGTATTTGGATCATTAACACGAGAAACTCTCGCGATTTTTCTCCTATTTAAATGATTGAAGCCGCTATACACAATTAAAACCTCGATTTATTGAAATAGTTTAAGCCGTTCATCTCTAACCTCGGTAACCTTCTTGCAATAAAAGATGCTCATACGTTTTTTGAGCCAAAGTTCTTTTTCCGGGAATCGTCATTCCTTTCATCCGAATATCGCGTTTTATTTCACTTCTTTGTGCTGCTGTTAATTTTTTCCCGTAATCTGAAGATTTTGCATTAGCTAAAGCCGA